GTTCTGAAGCCAGAATAGATGCCTTGAAAACTCTTAAGTATGGTTATATAATAGGACTTAGTGCCACCATTCCCCTCAAGATTAAGCAGTTCTTCAAGTACCACTATCATGCTCAAGTAGTTTCATGTGACATCATTGAAGCCATTGATTCTGATGTACTCCCTGAACCCACCATCTTACTCTTCCCCCTTCAAGTAGAGAACTCAAGGATGTCTGAGACTATAGAGATTAATCCTAAAGCGGGAGGGCCTATTTTCTATGGAGAGTATAAAGACAAATGGAAATGTAGGAATGAAAACAGACATGCCATTCTGAAATGCACTCAAAAACAAAAACTTATAGAAATTAATAAGTTGGTAGAATGGGGCAAGGATAAAGTTAAAAATGGCAATCCAAGAATGAGACAAACTTGGCTCAGGTATTGTGGTATAAGGCTTAAATTTCTTGCTGATTGCAAACTTCCTTGGGTAAAGATGATTCTGAAGCATTTGAATAAAGAGCGTACTATAACTTTTTGTAATACCATTGCCCAGACAGAACAGCTTGGCAAGAACTGCATACACTCTCAGAACAAAAATGCTACAAAAATCTACAATGATTTCAACTCAAAGAAAATCAATCACATCACAGCAGTAAATATTCTTAATGAGAATGCCAATCTTGTAGACTGTAAGTATGCTGTATTTGCTAATCTCTCTTCTTCAGAGGTAGTAATTCCTCAGAGACTCGGAAGAGCAATGAGACATAAGTCTCCTGTTATTGTCTTTCCATATTATAAAGGCACAAGAGAGGAAGAGATACTTAACAAGATGCTTGAAGGCTTCAATAGAGGATATATTAAAATAATTCATTCAATTAGTGAAATATGAACAAAGAGATTTATAAATTGACAGAGACTTTATCTAAAGGATTCAAAAAGGGAGATTTAGTTTTTAAAGACTATGACTTTCCTATTGATTATTTGTACAGGTGTGATGAAAATGGTGAAGAAGTTTTAGATGATGAGGGATATACTATTATTTATGATTGGCATCCTACTTTGGAACCCTGTCCTTGGGATGGTAAATTAGAATTGTACAAAGTAATCAATGAGATATGACACAAAAGGAAAAGTTAGGTAGAGCAAAACTGCTTGCTTTGCAGATAAAGAGCATAGCATCAAGTCTCAGATATGATGCTAAGGACTATGATTGTCAGTTTCCTTTGGAGCATGCCAAAAGATTGGAACAGGTGGCTGATGAGTATTTAAAACTTAAATAAATAGCATTATGTATCAAGTAGAAGTTTATCACCATGACAAAGATTGGGTCAAGGGTGATTTGGAAGACAAGTTTGAACTAGTAGCCAAAGAGTTCTTTAAGACTCGTACTGCTGCTAAGGAGTATATTGAAAAGCATCTTAGGGGTAAAGATTCTAAGAAGGTCTGGAGAGGCTATCACAAAGGTGATAAGACCAGTTACTGCTATCTGTACACTGGAGTTGAATGGCAACATGAAAACTCTGGTGAATGGATGAAGGAATACTATGAATATGTAATGAAGAAAACAAAAATTAAATGAAGATAACAATTGATGAAAAAATATGCTTGAAGCATAAGATGACTCTTCCTGAAGTCCTTCTAGCTTTGGCTATAAGGGCTCAAGGAAGTGATGATATTGTTGAGAATCTGGTAAACAGGGAAATTCTTATAAGACCGAATGAAAAGGCTCCCTTAATTACATATTTGGTTACTCAACATTGGTCTGATGTTCTTGATGAGATTATCTCTGATTCTGGAGGCAATATAGATGATGATAGGCTATTGAAGTTAGCTGAGGAGATACAGAAATGCTATCCACAAGGCTTTAAAAGAGATGAGAGAACAGGCACAAAGTATTATCATAAAAGCAACAAGGTAGCCATCAAGCAGGCCCTCAAGAGATTTATTACTAACTGGGGGGATGTTTCTGATGAAGACATAATTGATGCTACTAAGAGGTATGTAGCTAGCTTTAAAGGTAACTATAATTATCCTTTTCAAATGGCTAATTACTTTGTTTGTAAAGACAATCGCAACAAAGGAGGAGAGCTTACTTCATCCCTTGCTACATTCCTTGAGAATAAGGAGAGTGAGGAAGAGGAGGTGAATACTAATGAAGACTGGACAATAAAATCAAGAAACTGATTATGGGTGTAGTAGAGCAAATGCTCAATCTTATTGATAGAAATAGAGAAAGGGCTTTAGGTGGAGGTATTAACTGTATTCCTTCTCCATTTGAAAATTTCAGAAATGATTTTCCAGGAATAGAGCAAGGTAAGTATTATCTTGTATCAGGTGCAACTAAAGCAGGAAAAAGTCAAATAGCTACTTACCTGTTTTTATATGCTCCTATACTTTATGCTTATAATAATCCTGGTAAGTTAAGGCTTAAGATATTTTATTTTCCACTGGAAGAAGCTCCTGTAAAGATAACTCTCAGATTTACTGCATATCTCCTTTATACTATGCATAAGATACGAGTATCTCCAATGTATTTAATGTCTATACAAGAAGGAGAAATAATAGATGATAGGGTAAGGGAACTGATTCATAGTCCAGAAATTCAGGATATTCTTAAATTCTATGAAGAGCATGTGTATTTTATGGATGACAGAAATCCCACTGGAGTATGGAAGACAGTTAAAAGATATGCTGAAGAAGCAGGTATCACCCATAGAAAAACTGTTATCATAGAAAATAAAGAAACAGGGATTAAACAAGAAAAACAAGCATTTGACTATTATGAGCCTAAAGACCCAGATGAGTACATTATTATAATTGTAGATCATGCTGGTAAGGTAGAACAAGAAAGAGGGCTTTCTAAGAAAGAGTCTATTGATAAATTGTCTGAGTATTTTATGATTCTCAGAGACCATTATAAATATACTCCAGTACTATTACAGCAGCAAAATTCGGATACTGTCTCTCTTGATGCGGTAAAGCAGAAAAGAGTATCTCCTACCTATAATGGTCTTATGGATACGAAAAATCCAGGCCAAGATTGTTCAATGATGTTGGGTATTACAAATCCTAAGTTCTTTAAGATTCCTGATTATCTTGAATATAATATAGTCAAGTTAGGACAGTACTATAGAGCATTAGAAGTAGTTCTTAATCGTGAAGGAGAAAGTAATAATGTGTTATCTCTTTATTTTGATGGTGCTACTAATGTATTTGTCCCTCTTCCTAAACCAAATGATACAGTATCTTTAGAAAAGGTTTATAAATTAGTTGAGAGAAATGAAAATAGACCTTTGGAACTATCTAATCCTTAGCAATCCTCTTCAATTTTCATATCAAGAATTTAAGTAAGATGGCTGTCTCTCCTGAGGCAGCTATCTTTGCATTTACTAACATTTAAAAAAGAGTAGAAGTAAGAAATGAGTAACATTGTGTTACCTACAGAACGTAGGAAAGCAACTGACTACAACCCAAGGTTGATGGTCTTGTTTGGTAAGCCAAAGTGTGGTAAGTCAACCCTTATGGCTTCATTGGATAATAATCTTATCATTGATCTTGAAGATGGCTATAGGGCACTTGATGTCATGTGTGTACAGGCTAGAAGTGCCGCTGATATCTTTCAGATTAAGTCCCTTATTGAACAGAAAAATCAGGAGAATGGAGGTAAGAACTTCTATCGTTTTATCACCATTGACAATGCCACAAGACTAGAAGAAATGTCTCTTATTTATGCAGCAGCCTTATACCGTAAGACCTCTATGGGCCAGTCATGGGGCTTCAAGAAAGACCGTATTGGTAATATCCTGATGGAAAATGGGCAGAAAGTTATTGACCCTAAGGCTGATGTAAGACAACTTCCTAATGGTGCTGGCTATCTCTATCTTAGACAGGCTCTGAAGGAGATGGTTAATATGTTCAAGCCCCTTTGTGATACTCTTATCCTGGTGTGTCATGTAAAGGATAAGCAAATCCGAAAAAATGATGAGGAGACTACTGAGATGGCAGTAGATTTGGCTGGTAAGACTGGT